GGTACCAGGGATTCCCTTGGTCTCATCCCAACTTTTGAAAACTGGGGAAAATCCTCCAGGAACATTTCCTCGGTGTAAGTACCGGTTTCACCATTTGCTGGTATATTAGCCGCTGTATCTATCACTCCGTTGAATTGCGCTCCATCCATGCCGGTACCTCCTTATGATTTGTCTTTTCCTTTCCTACCCGTCTGTTCCTTGGGTTCTTCCGGGCGGATATCATATTCCTCTGCCTTCTCCCCTGCAACCGTATCTGCGGCTTCCAGTTCCTTATCCGCTGCATTATCCGGAGTGGCTATGGATCCGTCCTGGATGGCTGCCTGTACCAGCCAGTGCCTTGCAGCCCAATCAGGGATGTTGCCAATAAAATTGCGGGGGATAACCAATTTCTGGTCTCCCTCGCAGATTTCAAAGCATTTTTTGCTGTTTATAAACATATGGTTTCCCTCCCTTAGATTCCATCCACATAACGCATGATGTCCTCATAATACATCTGCACCTCAGATATATTTGCCATGTATGCTGTGTCATAGCATACATTCTCCGCATTCGGCTGTGTCATGACACGGCTTAATGGGGCCAGTTCATCACTAGCGACATACCGCTCTTTGTTAATGTATACTACCATGCGGTCATTTCCGCCCGTGCCAGCGCCCTTACACCAGGAACATCCCCCGATATACAGGTCACTACCGTTGGTCTTGGCCACATTGTTATCCAGCAGGAACTGCAGGATTGTCTTTTCGGCCAGTTCGGTCACCTTCGTGGTTGCCAGGTAATTAATCTGTTCGTATGGCATGATGATATGGTTCGGGACCGCATCCCTATCATACTCAGCAGTTTCCCAAACAGCCAGTATGGCATCGTTGATATCCTGGAGTATCTGATCCGGTGTCTTATCCTTAAACTTCGAGGAACCACCTGTTCCAGTTGACGCAGCATTTGCTGTGGTGACTTCCGGATTATTAATAAGTCCGGTAGAACCATAGCGTTTGATTCCCACGTATGCATTAGCGTCCATATGCTTATCATAGGCCATACGGATTCCATCACGCAGGATGCTTTCCAAGCTACGTCCAGTTAATTTCTCGCGCTGCATATCTACCCACATGATTCTCATTCCAATAGAAAAAATGTGGGTTTTGAATAATCCCTTGTCAAAATTAGCCTGTACCATCGGAATACCGTTAGCCCCACCTGCATGTACAAGGCCATCCTCGCTACCTCCGGTCACGCCATATCCCACATTCATGGCGCTTACAAACTCGGCCCAGCCGCCGCCCACTCTCATTGGGATATCACGGCTGTACGTGAAACTGGTAAGGGGCTGCCTTATGACGTTATCCTTCTTTTCAAGTTCGGACTGCAGGAGCGCACCTCCATTGGCAATTGCCGCCGAATCCATTGTCTGGAACCGCTGTGGAGCGGCCGCACCAGTTGGTGAGGATGATATCACGCCACCGTCAAAGGTCCCCATGCTCTGAAATTTGCTCATTCTGTTTTTCCTCCTTATGCTCTGTTGCAGGACATAATCCTGATTTCTGCTACATTGTTGGCATCCTTACCACCATGCCATTCACAGTTCGTAAGTTCTACTGTCTTACCAGTATCTTCAGATGCCTCAAAACCTCCTATTATACCAGTTGGGATTGTATCGTTGGCCACAGTCCGGATATACACCTTCCCGCCCAGTTTCGGCGTCCCTACGTTGCACAGCACGTTAATGCATCCGCGCTTGAACACGCTCACTGCCTCATCCGGCCTATATTCCCCAACTGACTGCGAAAGATAGGAGGTTGCACTCTTAAACTCCCTGGAGGCAATACCAACAAAATCAGATGCCGTACTACTCGCCCCAAAAGCTACCACTTTACTGTCTGCATCGTATACCAAGGGAAGTCCGAATGTTACCGCATTGTTCCCTCCCAGTGGATGGGTATCCACTATCATATCTGGCTGTCTGGCATAATCACCTGCATATCCATGTGTCATGTTCTTTCCGATAACCTGTCCTTTCATTACTTCATACCTCCATTCTTTTTGTGTGGATTCATGGCATCATAGGCAGCCTGATAGGCATCTAAATCCATCTGTGGCTTCTGGTCAGCCATTTTTGCCGCATTCTTTTGGGCCGCCTGGGCAATCTTCGTAATATCGCTTACCGCATCCTTATCGGTCAGACAGGATACCAGGGAATCTGTAACGGCCTTCCTTGTATCTTCATCCTTAATTCCTGCAATAACCGGCCTGAGCTGCTTTATGACAGCTGCCATGACTGCCTTATCTGCTGCACATGCTGATCTGTCCAGTTCTTCTGCAGGCACCACCTTCGCCTCAGATGTTGATGCCGGTGCTTCACCGCCTTCACCTGTCAGTTCCTTTACCAGGCTGTCTAATGGGTCTGCAGCCGGTTTTTGGACAGGTTCACTGGGCTGCGCCTGCGCAAGCCCCTTAATCATATCCATGAGCATGTCCAGCTTTCCATCCAGGCCGGATGAATCCTGCGTACCTTCTTTTACAGGCTCCTCTTTGGCGGCTGCAGGCGGTCCCTGGGATGCCGGTTCCTCATCCAGTGCCGCAGCCGCATCCGCAGCCATGGTCTCCAGTTCCTCCGGGGATGCATCTTTGGCGGCCCGGGCAAATAACTTGAAAAATAAACTGTTCTTCTTCATCGTCACATTCCTTTCTGGCCGATTCACGGCCTCTACCTTTTTCTTTGAATCTAAAATCGCAACATGCTTCCCGGCCCTTCCCCGTGTCACCACGGCGATATGATTCCCCCGGATGTCATGTTGCGAATAGGTTCCATCTTCATTTTCCGTGTAGCTGCACTCATACCCACAGCTAATTTCCCGCTTACCGCCCTGAACTGCCCGGATTAATTCCTCATCCTGGATGTGCAGGTCCGCAATCACGTGTCCTTCCCATTCCCCTTCCCCCTTCCGGATGTTCTGGGCATGCCCTCTGGAGTACTGGGTACAGTTGTCCGGTGTGAGAAGTTCAGGCGGATGTTCATCCGTGATTGGCTTACCCTCAAAACTGGACAAGGACGCTTCTGAAAAGACCTCATCCGGTGAACGGCATACCTTCACCATTTTGGAACTGTCCCCGTCCTGTTTCAACTCGCTTTCCAGGTATTCCATCTCGCCAGTCCGGGCTATAGGCACATTGCGGCAAATTAAAAAGCCCTCAACCGTCTCCATCTGGTTGGGGCTTATCGTATAGCCATAATATGCTAACATTTATATTTTCCTTTCTTTTGCGATATCGCAATAAAAAACCATCGGCAATCAAGCCAATCGTTTTAAAACACTTTATTAATATCCTCTTCTGCTAAAAGTTCTCCACTTCCATCATCATAACGAATGGACGCGACCATCATGTCACTGTCATCACTATCTGACTTATTGGCATAGGTCAACATCTCAAACTGGCAAGTTACTTTTCTGCCATCTGTAAGTAATATAGTGGCCTTCTCTCCTCTTTCCCCTTTAGCCAGCAACTGTCCTAACTTTGGTGGGATTTTTGGCTTATTTAACATCTCTATACCTCCTTAACAGGATGCAAATGAATCCCTTTCGATGAATAACGGATTGCAAACCGTTTCGTGTCTTCGTATTTCCCTGTCCCAAGATTGTAACTTTTCCCAATCACTAAATCAGCCGTCACATACTCAATCGGATACTGTTGTCCCTTCCGAAACTGCATTGTACCAGTTCCTATACTTTTATTTGCCAACTCCTGAATATCCACATTTGCATTAAACATATCCGGTGCAGTTCCTTTTGATGCAAGGTCTTCACGGACTCTCTGTTTCCACTTTTTTGTACCACGGATATGTTCCTGCTGTTTTACTTTTTTAACTGCTGTATTTATCTCTCCATCATGAATTTGCTTCAGGAACCTATCTGTTTTTTTCCTGTTTAGGGCCTGCTGACGGAGCGTTTCAAATCCATCACCATTATTATACTTCAACTCCCTGAACTTTTCAAAGTCTTTCGGAACCTCATTACCAAGAAGCCTTCGGTATTCCTGGTGCTGCTTATAATCACGCAACAGCCGTTGCCGGTTCCGCACCTTCTCCTTATAGGCCTCAATCTGCTTTTTGGTTCGTGGGTCCACTGTGACCGGGTTTTTCTCAAAGCTAGAGAAATCCTTATCCTTCTGAATCTGCTTATCCGTTTTACCCATGGTTGTATACTTGACCAGGGAATGCAGGCAGTTTGGATGGATGTTAAGGTATGTATTGGCTAAATCCTCCGGCCCATTCGGGTCAATCTTCCCAAAAGCCTTAGCCAGGGCTGGATA